AATGGACACGCCTTGAATACTTGCGGCGTAATCTTGAGTTGCCATGTGTTTCTTTCTCCTTATTTAGCTATCAACGTAGATAATTCTACGCTGTTAGATCGATTCTTACTGCTAAGTGGACAGACGAATCAAAGTAAACCGCCGCTGGGCGGATTGCTTTAAGACGTATGTTGTTTTGATTTCCTGATACGTCATAGCCCTGTGCTAGAGTATCAGTGACGACATCGATGTCGCCAAGAACAACCCTGACATCACCGGTGGCGTACATCCATTTGTTTATTGCGGTAGGCGTCTCTGTATCTCCAGCCGCGTCAGTTGGGCCTGCTCCTGAGTAACCAGAACCGATTACTATTGGAGTTCCACTAACAGTTCTGAGGCACTTCTCATTGCTGTCGGACGCAGGATAAACTAAGTTCGAGCTTGCAAGAAGCGCGGCAACGTCGCGGGTCATGTGAATGACTCCTTGAATTCCACACGCTGAGGTTTCTCCAATTGTCTGCTCAAGAAGCGCAAGAGCACGACGAGCAGATAGGGCTGTACCTGAGTTAAGTATCGTAGCGGCAGGATCTACTAGTGCTCGATTTGAGTGGCTTTCACCAATGCGAATCACACCGTCCCATAGCTCCTTCTCAAGAGCCTTCTGTGTAATACAGTCTGCCTGAAGTTTAATTCTTTCAATATGATCTACACCAAGTAGACCTAATGTTGAGCGGTAGTCCTCAACCTCGATAAAAAATGGTTTAATCTCGTCATAGCGAGTTGGTGTTGCATTGCTTGCAATTGTGTATGACGTTGTATCTGTGTCATCCCAGTTTTTAGCAGAGTAGACTCCACTGTCCCAGTATTGTGAAAAACCGCGTACCCACTGGTCTTCATTTGACTTTGTGTCAGGCTTAACACAGCCCAATAGGCCAAAGCCAGCACCCATAACCATAGGTGCTTCAAATACTCCCTTGAAGGCCATCTTTACTTCCTAATCTAAAAGTTTGTTTGATTGTTTGTATCGGAGGGGCCCGTTTCCGAGCCCCTCCTCAACATTACTAAAGTGGTTACGGCTTAGTACTCAATCGCCGCAGCTGTTGCGCCACCTGTTGTATCACGGAGGGCTGCTGCCACGCCGTTTACGTTGATGGTGCTTGTGATCTGAAGTGATTCTACTCCGACGAACGCGACACCTTCGAAGGTCTCAACGAACATCTTGTAGTCGTTTGTGCCAACAAGTGTGCTGTCACGAACGATACCAAGATCCAAAGTACCACCATCAAGGAAGAGGAATGAACCCTCTGCGAATAGGTACCATACGAATGAATCTGGGAACTCCAGCATTGCTGCTGTGCCTTGTGAACCAAACACTGTTGCATCCAGAGAAGTACATAGGTTTACGCCGCGTGATGCTGCGTAGCCGTCGATTTCTGCGTATGCGTTAAGTGTGTTGTCGCCAGGCATTGCGATAGCTAGATCTGCTGCCATTGCATCCTTTACCCAGCCAGGAATGATTGCGCGAAGTGGCGCATCAGTCTCTAGACGGTGACGTGAACGGTAAGCTGCTGCTGCGCGGCCCATTTGAACCAAGAAATCGCGACCAAATCCGATTAGGGATGTTGATGTGATTGCTGTTGAAGCAGCACCGATCTTAGTCATTAGGTTTTGCTCAGCTTCGCGTGCGTGCTGGATTAGACCAAGCTCGTTGTGACGAGCGATCAATTCAGGATATGCACGTGTTGCAAGGTTACCGAACTGCATTTGTAGAGTTACAGCGTCAGTTGCGACGGTGGTCTCTGCTGCTGCAGCAACTGTCAAGCTAAGCTTGGTGTCAGTTCCTGGGTTTGTGTCAACTGCGTTTGTCCAAACACCAACAGCGTTAGCGTATGAGCTAAGTACTGGTGGAGTTACGAAGCGGATACCGCCACGGTTAGCTTGGAACTTAGGTAGGCAGTCGCGCACTGGACGAGCGGTTGTTCCGATACCAAAGATATCGTACTTAACTTCGAATGGTGCAACATGGCCACCAGAAGCAACAAGTGCCTCAGGAGCTGTTACTGCTTGGATTTTTGCCCAGTTTGATTCTGCATCATTTGTTAATGTGCGCTCTTCTGGGAATGATGTTGAGAAAGAAGCAACAATGTGCTGCTCTCCATTTCCACCATTTACGTTGCGGAATCCATGAAGACGCTTTGCCATAAGGCCAGCTACTTCTGTCATGTCCTTTACTTCGCTGCCTGCTGAGTAGCCAGGAATATCAGCACCCGCTGTGATTGCCACGGCGGCTACTGAAGCCTGAGCTACTGGGCGACGGTCAGCTGGAACTTCAATGTTTGAAGTTTCTTCTGATGATACTGCGGCGGTCACTGGTGCCTCCTGCTCCTTCTGCTCAATAACTTGAGCTGTTTCTGTTGTTGTTGATGCTTCAGCCTCAGGAGCAACTTCAGCTACAGCCTCGGCAACTGGTGCCTCGTCTGCTGATGCAGTTACAACAGGTGCTTCTTCAGCAACTGCTTCTACCTTAGCTTCTTCGGCAGCGAATTCCGCAGGTGCGGCTTCTTCTGCCTTAACTTCTGTTACAGCTGCTTCTGCTACAGGTTCTGTTGCAGGTGCAGCTTCTACAGCTACCTCGGTAGCTGGTGTTGCTTCGACTACTGTCTCAGCGATTGTGTCGTCGGTCGATAGTTCCGAACCAGTTTCCACAGCAGTTGACGCTTCAGCCATCGGCTCTTTGTCTGCTGGCTTTTCCTCTTCCATAGCAGGAACAGCAGGAGCTTCTTCAGCTTCTTTGTCCTCTTCCATAGGTTCGGCTTCGCCTTCAGCCTTTGGAGCATCTTCAGCTTCACCCTTGACGCGCATTGCAGCCTCTGCGGCACGTGCAGCAAGTTCTTCAACTTGTGCTTCGCGACGCTTTGCTTCATTGCGTACTGTGTCAAGCATGTCAGCTAGTGATGTCATCGCATCTACTGTCTGGGGAGTTGGATCTTCCTTTTCAACCGTCTCAAATTCGCCGACAATAGCACTTTGAAGCTCAGCGAGTTGATCCTCGTTAAGCTCAGTTAGTGTATCTAGCATTTCTTTAATACGGTCCACTACTGTCCCTCCTCCGGGCCAGTCACGACGAACGAGATATTCTCATTCGTCTCGTTGATCAGTCCAAGGCTGAGGGACTCCGCTGCAATAGCGTGGAGGCACTCCACCCGAATTGAATAATATATTGCTTTTATTAGGTTAATAGTCGAAGCATCTTACTTAACTCAGAGCTTATTTGGCTCTGGTTAAGGAAATCTCCTCCGGCCATATAGGAGCGTAGTCCTTCGGTAGCGACGTCCGCGTCCTCTTTACCGATCTTAGCCTCCACCCTCATAATCATGTCATCGACAAGGTCACGTAGGGCAGGAGGTAGATCGCTAAATCTTACCTTTGTAGCGTCTGCTCCAAAAGGTAAAGGTAGATTGGCGATTGTCTCGCCTAGAGCACGTGCGCTCTCACGCACGTTAGTTAGAGCCTGTGGGTTAAGAGCTCCAGAGTCGATACGGTCAATGAGTCCGATAACATCTGTTGCAGAGCGTGCAGCCTCAATGTAATCACCTGAGTTGCCCAGCCCTTCAGCCTCATTAACCTTGTCAAGAACGTTTTGTAGACCAGAATCGCCAATATCCTGCTTTAGTCGAGCAAGAACTGTGCGAAACTTACCTTTAGCATCACGCGGTTGAGTCTTGCCAGAGACGTATTTAGCCTCTGGTTCACTGGACTCAACCGCTAATGCTTTTCCCAGGTCGTTTGTTTCCTCTTCTGCGGCTGCAACTAAAGGAATACGTGAACGAAGACCTTCAACTGCAAAGCTAATCTCCTCTGAGGACATTGCCTTCCACTTTTCAGGGATGAGATCCGCACGGTCAAGAACGCGAGCGCGCTTCATGATGTGACGACGGATTGCCGCACGCTTTGAAGGCTTGCCACGTCCGTAGGCTTGGATTGAATCCTTTAATGAATCAACGTTTGTGATTGGGTAGGATCCGTCTGGAAGAGCTAGACCCTTCTTTGCAAGCTTCTGGCGTACCTCACGTGAGATGTAGCCAAACCCATCCTCGTAGTCTTCTGTTGGAAGAACACGAGATGAAAGCTCAGTTATTTGAGCTTGAAGCTCTGACCTTCTTTTTGCACGAATATCGGCAAAACGCAGGCGAGCGTCATCAGCTTTGATTGAAAGCTCTGTTAGTTCTAACTGCTCAAGTTTTTGTACACGAGCAGCAAGTTCTGACACAGGGTCACTCTTCATCTTAGCCAGAGTGCTTGCGCCAGCGGCAACAAGTGCCATAACCTGTCCTGATGCGACTCGGGCACGAGCAATAGGGAACCCAGGGACATTTACCTGGCAAACCGCTACTAGCTCAAGGGCACCCTTAATTGGGCGCCAGTCTCCTGAAGGAGCTGATGCGCGAAGGGCACGGATTTGCTCCGGAGTTGCGCTAGGGCGTAGTGCTCCAGCAACCCAGATGCCATAGGCATCTTCTCCAGCATGAACATCTGATACAGCAGATCCTGTGTCGTCGTAGTGACGAGCAGCTGCTGCGGCGCTTGCCTCAAGTGATGCATGACCACCGGCAAGTGTTAGTTGACCTACAGGAACATCAGTTCCGTCGTCAGTGCGAACTACTCCTGTGTGGAAGTAGGCATATTTGCTCTTTGAGCGTGGTGGCTTAGTTCCATACGCTAGTCCAATGTGATCTACATGCCATGCAGCAATGTGACCAAACACCTGACCTTCATCTGTAACTGTAAGCGGTGTTGCTTTTTTAAGTTCTGGATTTGCAAACCAGCTCTTTGGTGGGGTGACGGGGATTGCTCCAGCAACGAAACCGCATGCGACTAGCGACGCTGCTTCTGCCGGATCCACATCTTCCACATAGACTCCGTCAGGAATCACATCATCCTCCTGTATCTCATTTTCTTCCTCAACGAGGAAAATCTTGCATTCTTGGAATGCAGGCTTAGGCACCATAGTAACTCCCATAACGCGTGCCTTAGTAATGTCCATTTTACCATTACCAACTTTACCTGGCTTATCTTCTCCAGCCTTTAGTTCTTCTTCTTGTGCTTCAAACATATCCATGTCGGCTGAAACTCCACGGATAAAACCTTCACGAACTAGACGTTCGGCTTCCTTACCGTATTCACCAGTATCAAACACGCCCGTGGCGTTTCCGATACCTTGCTCAACGCGTTCCATGCTTTCAATACGGCCTACGACTACAGACCCTGCATGGCCTTCGCCTGTTTTGATCTGCCACATCAATGGAAGTGGTAGCTCGCGCAGGTTAATTGCATCTTTTCTAAACTTACGGCCATCACCTGACTCGATTCCTTCAGGGATAACAAGAGGAATCACGAACTTGGCGCCTGGCTTTTCGTGCCCTGCTGCAACTAGGCCCATACGAGAACGAGCCTCGTTTGCCCGAGCGGATAGCGCTGCTCTTTCAATCATCTCTTCAGAGCTTACAACAACATCGGTGCTAAAGGAGTTACGTCCTCTTCCTTTTCTACCGTAAAGTTGACGATGTTCCTTGTCACCTGTCCACATTCCGGTCATTTCTTTATGACGGAGTGAGCAGTAGCCTTTTGCACGTGGACCCATGTACTTTGAAAGTTGACGCACGCAACGTGTCCAGTCACCTGCAGTGTTCCAGCGAATCTTCATTCCGCCCTTACCGATAGTCCAGTAACGACGCAAGGCTTCAGCGTTTCCACGATTACGGTCAAGGCCACCAGCCGCAGTTAGCGTTGGTCCCCATAGAACAGTAAGAATATGGTCTACATCTTCAGAGACGTAGATAGACGCTGTAACCGTGTTTGTGTCAATCTGTGTTAATACATCCTGCAGCGTCTCACTGTCAAGAGGCACAACTGGCGGAGGCGTCGCAGAGTTAAGGTCTGAGATGATGCCTTCATCACGAACCCACTCAGCTTCAACTCGCTTGTAAGCCATTGGAAGATTTGATTTAGAGCTAGCAGGCACTAGTGCAATTAGGTCCATCACAGCTCGAGGATCATCTGGAGAAACAAGAGCTAAAAACAACGGCTGAACGTCAGAGTTGTCTGGTGTTAGTTCAACAGCAGCAGCTGAGGACATCATTCCTGATGCTCTAGTTACTGGCTGATACCAAAGACGATTTGGATAGGTAGTCTCACCAGTTTTCTTGTTTACAATTTTTTTATTTAGCCAGGACTTAAGAAGAGGGTGATCATACGCATCGAGAGTAAGCGTTTTGCCTGTCATCTTTAAGATGTCAGCGCCCTTAGTGCCAGAGATATCTGGTGTACCAGCTCTATCAAGAGGAGTTGCACCTGCTGGAGCCTTGGTTGGAGTCTGCGCAGATGGTTTTGGCGCTCCTGGAACAGTTGCTCCTGGTTGCGCAGTAATAGAAGAGCCTGGCGCTGCTGGCGCAGGCGTATTTAACGGCTTAAACTGGTCTCGTTGCGATTTAACCCACGCTGGCCAGTTATTAACAATCTCGGCCATATCACTTGGGCGTAACGCAGGTAAAGTTCCAGGAATTTGAACGTTTGGACGGTCAATCGGTGTACGTGGCTGTGCAAGTATCCCTGTTGTGTCAAACGCAGGAGTGTCAACAGTCTCTCTTGAGATCGCGCCAATGTACTTATCAACCTTTTCAGTTGATTGCGCTGGCACATCAGCGGTTGTTCCGTTATCAAATTGAATTTTAACTGTGTTAGACTCAGGGTTAATTGCGCGGATTGTTCCGACGCCGTTTTGGACGTCACCACCGACAACAACACGAGATCCTTGTGACGCAAAACGACCTGACGCATCACGAACTTGACGCGCTGCGTTCTCAGAGCGCTCTTCAGGCGTGTACTTGCCATCTCCTTCAGCAGGAGCAGCAGGTGCTGTTGGTGCAGCAACCATCGCGCTGTCGACATAGTCCCAGTCAACCTCATTCATTGCGCGTGCAACTAGGTGAGCCTCGTCATAGTCAATGTCTTCAACAGAAACATATCTGTCAGGGTTTTGTTGTAGTCGTGCTGAGATAATTATTGCTGAGTCTGGGTCAATTACAACGTGCGACTTCTCAACGTAGTCATCTACATCGTCAAGCTCACTATCGTATAGATAAACGTCTCCGTTGTATAAACCTAAGTCGTCCCAGCCTAAGCCGTCCCAGACGTAGACGCTTCCATCAAAATCAATCTTGTAAAGACGGTCCATACCTGTGCCGTCAAGTCGTACTCGAGCAAGAAACTCTGGTGCAGTCATTGCTGGCTTCTCTTGAGCTTCCTTAAATGCATCTAAGTCAGAGGTATAAAGACGTGGTGCGTCATAGTCACTAATATCCTGCTCATAACCAGGAAGAACATAGCCATCAGCAGTTAGGGATTTTTTGTTTTCGCGTTCTACGATTGCTTGCGCCCAGCGCCATCCCGCGTCGCCGCCCCAGAGAGCCCACGCAATACGCCCACGAGAAGGAAAGCCCTTTTCACCTGGCTGGTATCCTTGCGCCTTCTTATCAATCTCATGACGAGGAAAATACTTCGCAATATGACGGACCTTTTCGATCCCGATCTGCCCTCCCTTAGCAAGAGTGCGCGCGGTGTTGAGCCCAACTGGTGTACCTCCTCGCTTATGTTCTTTTCTCCATTCAATACCTTTTTTAGCTTCAACCTGAACTCCGCGAGGAATAGTGTACATACGTCCTGAAGCAACAATAACCTTAATTTCTAGGTCTGCTAAAGCACCTTGTGCAAGATCAAACATTGCCTGAGGCATCTCGTCAGAGCAAGGCGTCCAGCTGCTAGATGAAAACATCTGCTCAGCGTTACCAGTCTCGATGACAAGGTTAACGTTCTTGTCTATTACAACAGCGTTATCCCCACTTTGGAATAAAACTAGTGAGTCATTAACTCCAAGTATATTCACTTACTCTTCCTCCGTAATAGGTCCACCAACAACCCACGCGTTACATGTACGAGATGCCGCACACTTAAAATCTAAAGCTTCGCAGTACCCAAGCTCTGCCGCGTCAACCGCGTCCCAGGCATTATCACTTGAGGATCCGCCTTGCTCAATACCAGTTGTAATACAGTCAAGCATCTTAGGAGTGCGAATAAACATTACGCAGTTTCCACATGTGCTCTTTCGTGCCTCGTCGCCAGAGACTCCCCAGCGTGTTCCTTTATCGTCCCAGAACTCATCGTTTGGTTCATTTGGATTTAGCGGGCCGTAGCCTGCGTTCTTAATTGCATATTCACGATTTTCAAGATTAACAACAATGTCCTGTGTTGCAGGAGGGCAATCACCATCTGCAGCTGCGGTAATAGGCTCAGACTCTTCGTCCTCGTATTGTGCAGTGTCTTCTGTGGTAAGAGTTTCATCATTACCCTCAGCCATATCGTAGATCTTTATAAACTTAGGTGTTACCTCATGAACCTCTAGCCCGTCGATTGACTCGTCGTCTGCAGGCAGCTTAAACCATCCGCTATTTGAGCGGGCGTACATTCCAGCCTCTGATGAGTAAATTAGGTACTTAACCTCTTGAGATTCAGTGTCAACTGCTGCATAAAGATTATCCTCTGGAGCAGGCGCGTTGGGAGTAAACGCTAGTTTTACATCTGCCATGTACATCTCCTCTAGTGCCTCAGCAGGTACGGTAGTCCTAAGGCTCGAAGCCCATCTACCGTCTGTGTCTTGAAATGCTCGTACTGTATAAATCTTACCGTAACTTGAGAAAGTTATGTCGCCTCTCGACTCATTTACACGTACATCTTCAGGCCGAACAAGTGGGTAGTAACGTATGCCGTCAATAGTTGAGGCTCCTGCGTGAGGCTTGTCGTCAATCATCTCGACGTGAACTCCGTAGACCGGTTGAAGCATGACCTGCCCATCTTCACCTTTAACTGTCATAACCGCAGGACCGGCTAGAAAGCCTTCGTCAGTCTTCCACGCTGCCTCATCTGTAAACTTCAACTTATTTATCACGACTTAGACTCTCCTGTTCCGGTAATGATAACCTCCTCGATAGGACGTCCTCCGATGTAGTTAATTCCTCTAGCCTTTAGCCCCTCAATGACGCCTACATGAACTTCCTTTGAGACTACCATCACGTCAAGATCTTCCCAGGAGAGTCTTTGCTTAAACATAACCTCGTAGGCTCCAACCTGCGCAGCAGATATAACGTCCTTGTTCTTTGAGCGCTTGCCAAAGGCATCGGTGTAGTTTGCATAGAAGTCCAAACGTTGATACACCTTCTTAGGGTCAAAGTATAGTGTAGGCACCCAGTCGGTAGTTCCGTATCTCTTTCTATCAGCACTTTTTACCGGGCGAGTAAACACATAGTCAGCTCCGCCAGTTCCAACGTCAGCTTGACTGGACTGACCGTGAACTCCAATACCTTCTGTCCAGCGTGTTGTTGTTGAGAGAAGGCCTCCCTGTGGGTTATCAATGAATCCTACTATCCAGTCTGTCATTGTCTTTACTTTTTCCTCATCGCTCATACTGTATTGAAGAACGCCAGGATTACGAAGGCCGTGACTCATAGCCTCTGGCTTGCCAGTTGCCTCCCAGATCTTTAACGCGCCTTCCTCAGAAAGGCGATATTCAATTCTCCCCGATGGGCCTGTCGTTACGATAACGTCGTCTACAGTTAGTCCCCACTTGTCCTTTACCTTTTCAAGACTTTCTGTTCTTGCCGCACCCTTAGGGTTTGTGTTCGCATCTGTCTTAGCATCAAAGATACTCATCAAGCGATTTTCAATAAGAACCTTTGCGTCTGCCGGTGTTGCAGGACGCACCTGACTTACTCCTGCTAGAGCTAGTGCGTTAGCAATCTGGTCATCGGTAGCACCTGCTGGCGCTTGAATCTGCACCGTGTTGTGAAAGGCACGAGCTGGAGCTCCACCGTACCCTTTTGAGAATGTATCAGACGCATCTGGGTTAGCACGATGAATAGAGATAACAATTCCATCTTCTGTGGTAATCTTGTAAGTTCTTCCTATTGGGCTCTCATAGGCAGCCTCGGAAGCAGACAGATCTCCTACTCCGTCCTTGCCAACGGTTATTCTTGGAATACGCAGTTTGGTGACCTCTATACCTGCATCTGCTCTTTCCTGCTCAGTCATGCTTGCAATCTCGGCAACCTTTTTCTTACCGGCCCAGTTTGTAAGCTTAAACTTTAGCTGAATGCCGTCTACACCTTCAGGGTTACGCACGTGCATAACTCGAACATCTAGGTCTTCAATTGAGTCTGCGTCAACAGCAGCAGAGGCTCCACGCATTGCTGATTTTTTATCACTTGTGTCAAGAGCCTTCGCTACTGCGCCTGGCAGGGAAGGTACTGCCTCAAAGCTAGATAGTGACCAGTCAGCGGGGCTGTCTACAATCACAGGCTCAGCGCCCGCACCAGTTGCCTTTGTTGTAGACTTCTTAGCTGTAGGTCCCTTAAAGTTTTCATCAAGTGTATTTGTAGATTTTAGAGTCTTACCTGAGCGCCACTTTACGACGCCGTTTCCAAAATCTACTTGCGCGTAGTTATCCTTATTGACTTTTAGCACGGTGCCAATCACACCATCTTTGTCTGCAACCTTTACCCCTGCAAAGATCTGACTGCCAGTAGAGTCATCAATTGCTGCAAAGCCGTCAGGTACTTCAATTTCATCAGATGCGTCTACGTCAAGCTCTTCTAAAGGAGCTGAGTCAGTTCCATAAGGCTCGGATTTGTTTTGAGATATCTTTTCAAGTAGCGCGTCGTTTTCTTCCTTGGTTGGTTGACGCCACTTAAATACCTCAAGGCCATTTCCACCAGGCTCAAAGAAATCAGGTTTAGCCTCAGGCGTATAGTTTGTCTTCTTCTTTGCATCAATTATGTATACGGTTTCGCCATCAGGTGTTGCAGCAATCATTCCATCTTTCTCATGAACCGCAAGAATCTTTCCACCCTCTGGCATTCCATATGAGAAAAGCTTAACTAGTTCGTTTGCTGCATCATTAAGAATAGGTTCATCTGGGAAAGGAGTATTTGGAGATGGCTTGGTTGTTGCTGGCGTTGCTTTTTCTCCAGCTGCAATTTCATCGCTAATATCGACTATGCCAGGAGCGACTATGTCGGTAATTGCTGAGATGACGTCTGCATCTTCTGCCTCAGACCAGTCAACAAGGCCTTCCTCATCTATAGCATCACGTATCTGATCTGCCTTTTCCTTAGAGATCTTAGTGCCTTGAGCGTCTAGTAGATCTAGTATCATCTTCGAGTGAGCTTGAATTTTTTTATTATCGGTGTAGATGTCACCGTAGAACTCTTCAGGCACAAGATCTTCATCAAGAACTGACTTGTACTCTTTTGCAAAGTCGTCCATCTTGTCAAGCGGTACCTCTACTGTAATTTCATCAACGCCATCAACATCTAACTTAGAATCAACTACATACGGCAAAACTTCTTCGTATCCAGCAGGTCCGTTACTATTAGGATTAAAAGGACGAGTCCCGTCGTGAACAAACGACACGCGAACTTTCTTTCCGTCTTCAGTTAGTTGCGCGGTTGGCTCAAACTGACCAATGTCATCTTGCGGAGTTTCTGGTGTTGGAGTTTCTGGAGCTTCTGGCTCAGGGGACTCCGGAGCCTCAGGGGCTTTTGGGCCTTCGCCACCACCGCCGTCGTCGCCATCAATAACTGTTAAATACTTTGTGCTGAATACCACAGGCTTCTTACCGTCTGGCATCTTAACCCAAACGTATCCAGTGTTCTTGTCGTAGCGTGAGAACACTCCTTCAAGAACAACACCTTTCTTTTCATAGCGAATCTTTGCGCCTGGCTCGATAGGTGTTCCGTTTTTATCCTTATAAGGATTTGTTACAGATTCAGTTGCAACTGGCTCTGGAGCTTCAACAGGCGCTTCTCCTACAGCAGGCTCTGGCGCATTCTTCTTGTTCTCTTCTTCAATATACTCCTGAAGACTTATAAGCTGCTGATCAATATCATCAATGTTATTGAGCAACGCTATGTCGTCGCCAATTTTACCAAAGTCCGCTAGGTCGCGTAGCTCGCCGATCACGCCTGGTAGCTCTTCATCTGAGATCTCCCCATTACGCCAGTCAACAAGCACCTTGTCGATCTGATCCGCTACTGCTTGAAACTTCTTGCGAGCAGACGCGAGCATATTTTCATCAAGTGCGTACTCTTCTGCCCAGCTGCGAGCGTTATCGAGACGACTGTCAACCTCTGCGCTCTTGCCTTCTGGCGTTGAGACTGCCTCTGGGTCTGCGTCCTGCTCTTTGCTAATATCTGCGTTGTCAACTACAACAGATGTGTCCTCACTAAGTAAATCGTAGCGCTCAAGAATAAACTGGCGACGAGCCTTTAGCTTATCCTTTATCTCTTGCCCTGCTTCTGGGTCTGTGACAATTCCATCAACCATCGAGTCAATGTCATCGTTAGATATCGCAAGAAGCTTACGGGCTGATTCCTTTTGTTGCTCATCGGTCATTGAGCCAAACACTGCAGCAGACTGTGGGTTCATGCTAGGGTCACGTAACGTATCTAGTTCATTGACCTCGTTACCAAACAATGATCCCTTTGGTTTTCCCATAGCGCGGAACAAAAGCGCTCCACCTGGGTCTACACGGACTGGATTGCCACTGCCATCTGACATTACGTTATCAAATGCTAATCCTGCAACGTCCCAGTTTCCAAGCCACGCATCAACTGCAAAGCCTTCTTGCAACTTAGCAAGATACTCTGGGTCATTTAATTTTTGCTGTAGGTCCTGCTTGGAATCGATGATATCTGGAGAGAACGTCATCTTAACTCCGTCGTCACCACTGCCAATTCCAATATCTGCTGCGTCAATTCCTAGAAGTTTATAGAACGCGGAAGCAAGAACTTCATTCTGTGCGTGTAGGTCGGACTTAGGCTTCTTTACGTAGTAACGGTTTCCTTCAGCGTCCTCGTAGAAGCCGCCTTCGTTAGAACCAAGTTGTGGTCCAACCTTCTTCCAGCCTTCCATGTCGTACTCTGTTGAGAGTTCTTCAACTATGGCGTTAACTGGGTTGTCTGCACTTTGTTCTACAGGCTCGGCTTCTTCACTAGACGCTTGTGCATCTGGGTCTGCGTTTGCGATGTCATCAAGCAGCGCGTTTGTGTCAACACCTTGAATCTGTAAAGCATCACGAACAAGTTCTACGGCAACGGTAACTTCCTTGTCGTTATCCCACTCGAGAATAACTTCACCAGAACCGTTTTCAATTGCTTGTCTAAATGTTTCAGTGAGAGCATCACGGTCATAGCTGCGTGCAACAACGTCAGGCTTGTCTTCAAAATCCTCAGGGAAATCTTGTTCTGCTCTTGACTCGTATGGAGCAGGATCAATCTTATGGTAACCTTCTGGCATCTCTGGAGATGCGTTATCCTTTATCAAAAGTTCATTGTATGAAGTATCAAGTCCCTCAAGCACAGCATCACGCTTTGACAGCATCTCAATTTCAACCTTAAAGACTTTTCTTCCGTCTGGAGTATCTGTCTCCTTAACCTCTACTATCTTAAAGTTTCCTAGCATTCTGTGCTCTTGCTCGTTAAAGGTAGATATCGTCGTTAGGTCAACGGATCTTCCTTTGTTAGGCTTTACTGTAAAGACAATTGACGTCTTATCAGTTGACCTAGAAAGCGCACCTGCAAAAATCGAGGCGTTGATGTCACTTGTTGAGAACGAACGTGCGTCAAATGCTAAAACTTCACCATTTCTAATTTTTTCTATAAGAGGGCTGTCGTTTGGTACCTGCAAGCCTCGGTGCAATGACACCTGGTTGTATCGAGAGGACTCAGTCATAAGTCTAAAGAAAGCGCCTGCAAATGATGTATCACTGTCGATAGATTCTCTTCCATCGATTAAAGCCTGCTTTGACTTAATAAGATCATTTATACTTCCATTTTTGTCAAAGAACTCTTTTACCTCTGACCACTCAGCAGAACCGTTATACTTTTTAATTGCAGCGTAGACGCCGTTGGCTAGTCTAGTCTTTTCAACGCCATCACTAATTCCCTCATCAAGAGCAGTGACGGTTGCCCATAAAGCTTGGAATGCTTGCTTCTCTTCAGGAGTAGCGTCTGGGTTAAGTGCGCCTCCGATGTAGTCGTCTAGTAGTTTTTCAAGATCCTCGGAGATGACGCTGTCATTGTCATTTACAGGATTTCCCTTTGCTTTTCTAATTGCATCTGCAAGTTCTACAATCTTAGGGTTTGGCTCGCCATTTCTGTTGAGCTCCATTAACTGTGAGACAAGTGCAGATCCCGAATCTGCAAGGGCAACATCAACATTTGCTCTTGCGATAGCCTCTGCGTCCTCTGGGTCAATTGCGTCAAGCAGTGGAGTTTCAGCTTGAACGTTCTCCTCCTTGCGAAGAGACTTAAGAAGATCTTGATTTTTACTTTCGCCTAAGCCTGTGTCGTATAGTTGTGCAAGTAATAGGTCAACGTCATACCCTTGCTTCTTAAGCGCGAGATAGATTGCCTCTACTGGAACCCACTCTTCACCGCTATTGAAATCAAGAGCGCCAACACCTAGACCGACAGGCTTAGCTACTGGCTTCTTTTTCTTAGGGCCAGGCTTGCCTTTCTTTTTAGCTGGCTCGCCATCTTCATCAAGCTCTTCGTCTTCGTCATCTTCAAGAAGATCTAGCGCGTAGTCTTTTTTACCAACGACGCCTTGGATAAATCCATCAACAAGTGCATCGGTTCCAAACTTGTTTGCAATAACTTCTGGGTCATCTGAGAAGTCAGAGCTCATCTCATCGTCAACGCGACCTTCGGGTTCAAAGCTTTCTGGACTCTGCAACTTCCATGCACCTTCAGGAGGAGTAAGTTTTGAGACAACAGATTCTTCAGAGGTGTTAACAACTTCTGGCTGTGCTGCAGGAGCCTCGGGAAGTTCTGCAATAGCTTCATCATCTGCACGAGGAACAGGAATAGTTTCTTTAAACCAAGGATCTTCTGGGTTGTGCTGTAGACTCTTAGAGTCGCCTGCCCACTCAACAACTCGAGGAATCTGCGCTTCAGCTTCTTCCCAGGTATCATACTTGCCAGTTCCGTTTTCATTCTTGTTAAACCATTGAGCACGATGGCCAAAACTAATCTTTCCTTCATCGTCAATTTCTGCAATGATGTCGACTTGGCCTTCTCCGTCTGCACTTGGCACAAGCTTAGTAAATGATCTAATTGGAAGAACATTATCAGTTGAGTACTTACTGATTCCGACTTCCCAGCCTTCTGGAATATCGCGACCTTCAATATCCTTGCCCTGTTCAAGCATCTCTTCAAACTTATCAACGTCCTCATTGTACTTCTTTTTCTTTTCTACAAAGAATGCTTCATCCTTTTCCTTCTTAGCTTCTAGCTCGTCGAGAGTAGCCTTTGCCGAAGGATTAAGCTTGTCGTAAGGATCTTTTTCAGATCCTGGAAGTACGTCAGCGTTTTCTGGTGCAGAAATGATACGCTTAAACTTGTCGTAGTCTTTCTGGTCTGCGTTTGCAAGATCCTGGATTTGCGCCCAGTCATCAACCTGTTCGCCAACCTGTGTACCCTTATCGCCGTTCTTGTCCTTGCGGAACAGCGTAAGCTTTCCATCTGCCTCGTCAACGATGTAGTCATCGTCAGATCCAAATGACCCATCTTCGTTTTTCTTCCAACCGGCAGGTGCGTCTAGGCGGGCAGCAACAAGATCATCCTTGCTAGGAATACTTGCTCTCTTGTCAAGAATAGACGAAAGCTTTCCCTTAACTTTTCCTACAGCGCTGTCAGGAAGCAAAGCCTTATACGCCTGAGCGTTACTTGATTCAATTGGATAGATTCCATCAGGGATGTTTGCGTCACCCTTAACTTGCACGAGTCCACGGTTACCGTCTGTGCCAATAAACTTTCCATTGATAGGAACGTTATTGCCGCCGATGTTAACTCTAAACCCGATACCACGGCCCATCTCAATCCAGCGTCCTAAACGGTCACGCCACTGCAGACGCGCACGAGCGCTACGGGCAGCAGATGTGTTTCCAGCACCAAAACTAAATGCAGCGGTGAGAGCTGATAAGTAGATCTCACGAGGAACTGCTCCTGCAACAAGAACCTGTAGTGAGGCGATTGCGTGTGAGTACTCTACTGAGTCTTTGTCATAGAAGTACGCTGCTGCGATAATTTCTCTTACATCCTCGTCAACGCGTGGGTCTGCTGCGATCCAGCGAGAACGAGCATGACGCAAGGCTGAGGCTGTCATCACATTAGAGCGAGATGATAGAGGGTGTCCTACTGGAAGTAGATCTCTATATGATACCTGTGAGTCAGTTGATATCTCTCCGGTGCATGCAAGACTAATAAAGGATGAAACTTCCTTATAGGCAACAAACTGACGAGTCTTTGTCTCTAGGCTTGCTGTCTTTGCTAGTGAGCGCTCTGCAACTAAAAACACAGCCTGTTGAGAAACGCGACGCTCTGCAGGTACCTTTGCATTTTCAATTGCCGCAAGATTGCGTAGCGACTGACGAAACGACACCTTGTTACCACGAACGTTTGCCTTAGGAACAACTTTAACCTTTTCTCTGTGTGAGATAAGTTCGTTAATTAGCTCGTACATTTACTCGGTCTCCTTAACTGGCAAAAGGTCTGCGTCCTTTGACCCGTAGAGTGCAGACGCAAGAACTGCTGCTCGATCAAATGGAGACTCGTTGTCGCGTATAGCACGTAGCCAGGTTGCGCGTAGCGCTGGAACAATTTCGTAACCTTGACCAGATAGTTCCGCCATCGCAAGGATTGCATGCTCTGGTGAGTGGTAATCTTCTTCATTCTGTAATTCAACGTATAGCTCCTGGCTAGCATAGAGTGATGCAATGATTGAGGCATCACCTTTACTTGAGCGTGGGTGCTTTGCTGGCAGTAAATCATTGTCCTGCTTGTAATTTGCATTTGCAGGGCGACCGCTCTTTAACAAGCGCAGAAACGCATTGACGCGAGCAAATGCCCAGCCGTCTCTTGTCATTCCTGGACGATGTGAACTTGAAAACGCACCAGCGCCACGACGATACACAGCCTTAAGCATTCCAAGAGTTGCCTTACGACCTTCAGGCGCTTTCTCATTATGCTTCTTTACCTTCTCACGAAGCGTTGCCTCTGTTCGAGCGCTAAACACGATTTTCTTTCCACCCTTAGCAGATCCCTTAGGATTTCTCTTTGAGCCGTAGATGCGATCTTTCTTTGGAGCAGGACGAGACGCAGCAGCTGTAATCTGACTGTCTTCAACTTGAACAACACCATCAGGGATAACGGCAAAACGGCACTTGCCGTCATCTTCAATTGGCTGTGCAATAATCTTGCAAACTCCAGGACCTTCATAAAGAACACAGTTGATGCACTTAACACCAATTTCCTTATATTCGTTTTCTGCGGCAGGCGTGTATCCTGCCCAGATACCTGTTCGGTCCTCGTTAAACTTTCCATGCTCTTCAGCAATCTCTAAAAGTGCCTTAGCAAGATCTTGTTCTTCAGCAACGATGATTCCTGCAGATGTAAGCGAGTCTGCAAAATCCTTTGGTACGCAGTTGGGAACCATGTTCCCGTTCTTACCTTTCTTCATACCAACTTGCTTATACCCGTCCCAGCAAGGACCTTTACCATCTGCTGTTATTGGCGTGTATGAAGCAACAAGATCAACTGGCTCAAAGGACATTACTGTTACACCTCAGTAGTTGGAGTTGGCTCTGGTGTCTCTGTTGGCGTCTCTGTCTCCGCTGCTTCTGTTGCAATTTGCTGTGGTCCCTTAAGAAGTCGTTCAACCTCTGGCGGAATTGGTGCAAGTGATGTTGCCTGTGATGCAAGACGAGTTGCCTTCATAACGTCAGGAGCAACTGCTGCAAGCATTGCCTCTGTAAGCTCAGGTGTGATTGCACCCTTCTCTCTAAGCAGACGTAGCGCAACCTCTGTAGGAGTTGGGCCGTCCTGCTCTGTAAATCCGTGTGATCTGCGCCATGCATCTCCAGAGATAACTCCCCGGTCAAATCCAGCATCTGCGTCGGCGGCGCGGTCATTGCGCGTAGCCACCTGTGATGGGTCATACCATACGCAGATGCGTTCTACCTGAGCTGGGTCGAACCCATTTGCAATCAGGTAAGGACGCAGATAAACAACTGTAATAGCGTCTGCAATCAGAAGCATTAACGGTTCGATATGTGCTTTGTATAGTGACTCATCAATTTGAAGAGCATTGGAATACTTAACGTTTGCAAGACCTGTAACGATGTCCTTTGGGACATCAAGGCCTTGTAGAATTCTTTCTAGAACACGATCTGCACGTTGTGCAAGCGCTGGGTCAAACGAGCGCTCAAACTTGAATTGCTTAATCTTGTCGCCAAGTTCTGCTGGACCACGAATAATAAGTGGAACAACCGCAGATGCTGAATCCTCGTCACGAATAGGCGTTGTCATCGCATCCATAAGTTGATCCTCAAACTCGTCAGCCGCCTCCTCAGGAGTATAGGCTTGATTCATTGAGTCATCATCATCATACGGATAGTCAGGATCTGGTGAACCTGCAACAGAAAGCCCGTCCGGAAGATACAAGGCGCCAGCATTTAGACGTGAGCGCGCTGTAGCACGGAACGTTCTGTTGAGGAGAAGTAGTTCTGAGCAAAGATCTAACAAGCCACGTAAGCTTGAGTCTGCTTCATCAGAGTAGCGTGGGTGCGCTCGCCAGACGCGACCGATAAACGCATTGTTTGGAAGTATAATTTGACCAGGTTGTTTTTGTCCTGTGTAGGAACCTGTTTCACGTCGAGGAATAATTGTGTACGCGCCCTTTTGGTCAATCTGAATCTCATCAACTGAACGGATATCCCATGTCTCAGGAAGTCCTTGACCTTGACGCTCTGGAATTTGAACAAGGTAGCACTCGCCAGCTACTGCAAGGTTGAGTGCTGCATCACGGAGAAGACCAGCCTGACCGCCGTATGCTGAGTCAAGACGCACGATTGCACGCTCTGCCGCTGAGGCAAGACGCTCATCAATGAGAGGACTGTTGCGAACTGGAAGTGGAGGCTCTGCAGGATTATCAATTACTGCCGCAAAGATACGAATACGAGATATTACCGAGCCAACTAGACTGAAGGCATATTTAATTTCACCGATTGCGTCGTAGTATTCCCACGCCTCAGACTGCCAGGCATTTGATCCTGATGTTCTGCGACTACGGAATTGCTCGGCCTCGCCTTTGTCATTAAGACGAAGTTGAGATGCTGCTGCAGTAAGTCCACGAGGAGCTGAGTATGCGACAGGTGATGCAAAACCAGGAATGGTTGCTATCGAGCTAAGGGAAAGAGCAGGTGAGTTAATTGCACGACGAGTAGCTGCAGCCGACCTAGGGCGCTGTGATCTGTTGCCGTTTGAGTCACGGCTGAATACTGCCACTTATTACTCCTCGTCCTTGTTAACGGAACAGCTGGGCATTACTTTTCCAGCCACGCGGTTATTACTCCTGCGGCTGCTGATAGCGCAAAAACAGCGCACACGGCAATCGTAGGTATAGGTACTATAATATAGGAAACTATAACTAGTGATGAGATCCAAAATGACACACACCAGTAGCAAGTAAGGAGGTAACCGATACCTCCATCGGCTGGCTTATACTTCTTCCAGACCTTCTTGCGGAACTTATCAAGAACTGTGTCCTCGATGATAAGACGGCTAGCGCGGTAGACTGCAAGTGCTAATATGATGAAATTACCAAAGGCGATTTCCATAGTTTATTCCTTTCATTCGGTTGGATCTTGGTCTGAGTACACGTGGCGATACGGATTCCACGAGCGTAAACGCGAACCGCAACCGCAGTTCTCGTCCTTCTTGTAGGCGAGCATCTTGCCCGTCTCGGTAAGGATATATGAATCCTCGGTTCTAACATTTGACTTGTGATGTTCGGTGTACCGTTCACGGAAGATAATCATTGGCCCTTCATTTCCGTCAACCGCAACCATTACCACCTCGTCGGTCACAACGATACGAGCCTTTGTTACCTGATAGGCGCCAACTGTAATTGGCGCGGAGTGTAGGTCCTGTAGCGTAGGAACGAGGTCTGGCTGGGCAACTCCAACAAACGCGGGAAACACATCGTGAACAATCTTCATTTGCCCAACCTTCTTGCCATTGCGCGATATGTAACGCCTGCCGCCTCGGCAAGCTCGCGAACTGGGACGTTTGACTCGTAAAGACGAGTGCAGATAGCTGTAAGTTCTTCATTGGCTGCAGCCTGCGGAGAGAAGCCTGTCATCTTTGAACGGTAGCGACGAGCCAGCGGAGACAACTGCTCGATACGTGCGCGTTCTGCTTCACTTATTCCTGGAGAGACTGGGCGTCGTGATACGTAACCGCGAGGTCCTGTCTTAAGCTTAGGTAGAGGAACTGGTACATCAAGAGGAGAATACTCGTGTTTACGGGTAACCCAAAACTTAACCGTAGAACGTCTACGCGGAGGATTACAGGCGTTACCTATACTTTGAAGAGGCCAACCTGCCTCGAACAACTGTCCTACGCGGGTGTAGAACTCCTTGTGAAATAAAGTAGAAAGAAGCTGAACCTCAGACGCTGGTAGCTCCTGCTTACGTGCGGGACGACGCTTCTCTTCCATAACGTACACGATAACATGTTGTGTACACTAGCGAACTTTAAAAACACCGCCGGTTCTATCGCTTGGAATCTTGCGACCTGCCATTGAGCGCGCGGTGATCTTTCCACCAACGAAACCAGCAGGAGGTTTAATGAGGAGCGCGGTTAATGCGTGTACTAAAGCGTCAACGCGGTCTGGAGACTTACCTTCACCAGGAATCCACGAGATCATCTGTGACTCAAGGTCTGCGAGATATCCAACGTGGTGAACACGACCTTGCTCATACGCGAGCGTAATTGGCTCTGCGCGTAAAGCCTTGCCATACTTGGAGTGAACCTCTAAAACCTTAATGCTTGGATCAATGGTGTTAATCGCGTTGCGAACGAGCGCACCGCCTTGGTTAACTTCCGCGACCACAGGGCAACCCCACTTGCGCGCCATTTGAACTACCTTGTTTGCCCACACGTCAGGAGAGCCGTGAACAGTTGCGTCTTCTAATACCCAAGAGTTGCGCTTATACAAATCGCGCTCGCCAGTTGACGCACAAACTACAATTCCACATTCATCACGAGGATTCTCTGCAACTGACGGGTCAACGGCAACAACGCGCAACGGTGTTCCCATTGGAAGCTGTGATTCACGGCCACGGTCAATAAGATCTGGCGTCCAGAGCGCACCTTCTACGTCCGATAGCATCTCGCCGTATAGTTCCTGCTGCGCTAGTCGAGTTCCTTCATACACGCCCTTGATGGCGTCTAGATACGCGTTAGAAAGGTTTCCCTGGTTATCCATAGTTGAACCACGGGTAATGATAACCTTTCCAGTTTTTTCAGCCTCGGCCATCAACGCGTAAAGAAGAGGAACTCTCTTTGGAGTTGTGGTAACAACGATCTTAGGATTAGATCCAAGACGGGTACCAACACGTAAGTTATCAAACGCGGTCATACCTGCCGCGTCAGGAGTTTGACGCCAGGCGGCAACCTCATCACCCCAGGCATGTGTAAATTGTGGACCACGAAGTGAATCCGGCTCATCTGCGGTGAAGCAAGTAGCCGTGTTTCCATTGGGCCAAGTCAAACGTCTCTTTGATGGTTCATACAGCGGGCGCTCACTTGGAGGCGTCACGTTGATGATTCCTGATTCACCTTCAACGATAACGTCACGAACGTCAGCGGCAGTACGAGCAACAAGCGCGAAACGTATTTGCCCCTTATTCGTGTACTTTGCTTCTTCTCTTATCCACTCCGCGGCGGTGCGAGTCTTTCCAGCACCGCGACCTGCAAGATAGAGCCAGATATTCCAGTCATCGCCTTCAGGGCGTTGCTGCTCGGGACGACCCCAAAACGACCAGTCCCACTGTAAGCGCTCAGGATCAAATCCTTGAAGCGCCATAGCCTTTTGCTCGGGAGGTAGTTTGGCGATTTTTTCTGCCATTGACTCTGCCATGTTACTACCTTATTCTGTAGGACGAAGGTTGATGCGATTTTCTTCTAGGATTGGAGTGTACGCCTTTGACGCACCTGAAACGGGAGCCTTATATCCGTAACGTGCAAGACGAAAACGAAGAGCGCCGTGCGTAACACCAAGACGCTTTGCAAGACGGTACAGAGTCACACCCTCAACGGTGTGGGCATAGTTAACCAACCAGGTGTATTCCTCAGCCTCCTTGCGATAAGCCTTTCCATATGAACGTACCTGTTGCGCATATGGTTGAAGCTCAAGTAAGCGCTTTAGCGTTTCCTCGGATGGTTCAACAAACTGCGGTGAAGATTTCTCAACGATCTTTGGCGGCTCAGGGATTGGATACCCATTTGCGGCGACACGAATTGCCTCACTCATTGGGACGGCAACTGCAATCTGACGAATACGCTCACGGGTGACGCCGACGGCGATTCCAATTGATTCAAGCGTCCAGCCGCGCTCGCGAAGTGCCTTTATGTAGGCATAGCGCTCGAGCTCGTTGCTGGTGGTTCTAGCAGAAAGCGCGGTGAAGGTATCAAGTACCTCCTGCGGAAGAACGTGTCCTTGCTTAGTATGTTTTGTCATGTGTATATTATAACATGTTATCGTGCGCTCTAGAACCAGGGCGGAATACTTGTGTACTGACGAGTAATAAGTAGTACATTAAGGCTAATTGCCTTGGGCGTGAGAGACCGAGGTTGTATACTCGGGAGTAACTTAGAAGTGTCTCCAACAATTTTTTTATAAAAAGATTTTTCTACCGAGAAGTAGAAAAAATAGCAGCAGGCACCTGCCTGTGCCTGTCCTTCATAAGTTTTTGTAGCAAAAAGGCTGTAAAGTGACATAGATAAATAATGTGTAGATATGCCTGTCTACACTATCTATAAGTAGTTTAGATTTATTTTTATAGTTGTAGTGTCTATGTCTTGTGTGTAGACAGACAGAGCTAGTGAGCTAGAGGCTAGCAGCTAGCAGACAGAACATCTGAGTGGAACTTAGATTACTTACGAGTAACGAGCAGACCTGCCAGCCTTTGTGTTGTGAGCTAGCCTATAGGTCAAGTGCTTATACCTACAGAAATAGAAAGAGACCTGACATATAGTCAGGCCTCTTGCTATTGTTAACTGTTATTCTGGGACGACGACCATTACGTTTGGGTCGCCCTTGAAGATACGCTTAAAGGTATCAGCGTCCATGACGCCTGTTGCCTCTAGCTTATTATCTCCCTGGTATTGCCTTACGGATTCCTTGGTTAGGTCACCGTACCAGCCGTCAAGATCTGCTGAGGCATCGCCGTATCCTAGCTCCGCAAGGCGGCGCTGTAGGTGATGTACGGTTAGTGACTTACGTGCATAGATGTTCTTGTATACACATTGGGCAAGGAGTACCTCGTCCTTATCACCAAGGCCTACCACGTGGGTAGCCTCCGTATCCTCAACCCGCTCCTTTGCCTTAGCCTTTGGGGCTGGCGCTGGTTCAGGTTCAGGCTCAGGTGTTGGCTCAGGCTCGATAGCCTCAACCTCTACCGCAGGTTCTCCAGAGGTAAACGTTGCTGAGTTAAACTCATACAGCGGTTCCTCTGTAGCCTTAGGCTCGTCCATAGGGACACCAGCCGCATAGGGCTGGTAGTTATCTTCGTTTTCGCTCATAGGTTAAATATATCCTTACTCTGGTAAAGTGACCTTAACGACACCAGGGTATTCGTTAAGCCTCTTTAATGTAGACATACCCGCACCTGAACGATATGCGTTAGGACCTATGCCCCAAGAGCCAAAGTCCTTACCTCCGCCTGTCATCAGGTACATGACCTGTACATTAAGTACTGGGTCAAATAACTGCTCATTGGAAGTAAGCCCGAACTTCTTGCGACGTTCTGGTCCTAAATCGTAGATCATGTTGATTTGGTATATGCCGTATGAGCTGTCACCAGTTCTTGTACTCTTATTAAGAGCTAGCGGACGGGCGTTTGATTCCCGCATTGCTATACCCCAGGCAGTCTTATGTGCCTGACCTTCAAAGCCCACAGCTGAAAGAAGCTCTGAGAGTTGGCCACCAGATAGAGGTATCTTGCTGTTCCGGTAGGAAGCAAACACCTCAGCTGAAGTACGAACTGATGCTGAAACTTCAGGTATGACCTTTGGTTCCAGCTTGCTATTTAGTTGTTCTGACTCGCTGGCAACTGCCTTTGGGTCAGGATTGAATTGCGACGACGCAGTCATTGCGACTGCAATCAGTGTCACCGCGTAAGCTACTGACGTCACTGCTAATTTCATCTTCGAAACTCGCATGCTAGTTAGCCTCCTTTGTTAGGGGACAGGGACAACCAAGCCCGCAGGCTTGGCGGAATGCGCTAGAGTTAGTTAAACCCCAACGACGATTCATATTCGCGAAGTCTTGAACGAGCTTCCTCGTCCTCAACCTCATGCATCGTCGACCACACGCTTCCCAACGCGTAGGCGTATTCCTTTCCTCGGGTAATAGCAACTTGGTTTTTGAAGTTGCTGTATCCAAGGAAATCTATTGAGTCATTCATCCAGCTCTTGACATCTTCCTTACTCGCCACAAGGCGGTATGGGTAGTCGGCATCTGGCGTTGACTTGATCTCGATACTTAGCATTGTAGCTAGCGCCTCGAGTGATTCACGGTCACGTGCACGGACCATCAGGTATTCAGGGTTGTCTCTGTGTTGAACAGCAGACACGAATCCAGTCTCAGTAAATATCCACATCAGTATTACGTCCTTTCGTCATGCGTCCAATAATAACATCAGACGCTGTTTTTTGGAAACAAAAAGGGACAGAAATAGAACCTTTTTGCTTCATGGTTGTTTGTGAACTAGAACCGCTAAGCGATGTCTAGTTCTACTCCTTCGGGTAGTTGATCCATTGCCTCAGCCTCAACCTGGTATCCCTCGTCAAAGGAATACATGTGTTTGGCCTTGCGCATCTTGTCACCCGCAACGTAGAGTGTCATGTAAGGTGAGCCATCACTGTTCGTGATGTTCAGCTTATAGTACTTTGCTACATCTTCCATAGGTGCCATAGTATCGCCTACCTTCCGAACTTCTTGCGGCATTCAGGCCCAAGCTGAAGATCCCTTGAAACCGGATCTGTTAGCTCGGCCCCACAGCTACCACAGCAGCTGTAGTGTTGCCCAAAGATCTTTGCGTACTTGTATGGGTCCTGGCTGATTACGTTCATAATCGTGATTGAGTCCTGTGAAGGCACACGATGACGCGTAAATCCGCCTACTGAGCCAGTTAGTCGGCGCATGTATAGGTTACCCATATATTCCTTAACCTCAATGAACAAGAGGTCACCAGTTAACGGTGTGCCTTCGAGTGAGATGTCCAGCTCGCTGGTAGGTATCGCGTACTTGCTTTTAGGCGCACTTGAAAGTGCTTCCTGAAGAAGTGATTTGGTAGCTCCTGGAACCTTTGTAGCTTTCTGAGGCAGACGGAGAAGAAGATCAATCGTGCTGGAAGCTTGCTTCTTAGTCAGCGTTGGAAGCATCGAGCGGAAGCTAGAAACTTGAATCGCATCAAGCTCGCGCTCGGTAAGTAGTGAATCAATGAAGGCTACCTGCTTTTCGCTAGCGGCATCCTTCACGATTGGAAGAGTCATTTGGGTCATCGCGCGTCTCTTTTCTTTTTAGCTTCTTCATACTTTACCTTTGACCACTCATCGAGGTCATCAATAAGCTTTGAGAAGCGAGCCTTGAACTCTGGGGTAAAGAACCCAACGTCCTTCTTGGCTTTACGGCGTGCTTTCTTTGTCATCTTAACTCCTGCGTAAAGTATCGGGCTGTCTGGTACTAATCCGTGGAACATGTTGGGCTCCTTTCCTGGGGTCCTCTTGATAGGTTAATTATATCAGGTAGGGCCAGGAAAGGAGCGAGAGGCTACGCCCTTTGAGCCAACAGTGCCATAGTTATGCCTGCCATACCCAAGGAAACCACCTTAGAGAGGCTCTCAGGGGAAATGAGGGCTACTCCCACGGAGAGCACGGCAAATGCCAACGCCAATACCGCAGGCCATACCAGCTCTTGGAGTCTAGTAATCCAGTTTGGCATGATTCCTACTTGACTGGGCGTGTTCGGCCCTTGAGACGGCTGGAGCCATCCCGAATGGTAGTTCCTGATGCGTCGATGAGCTTGCGGGCCTTACCATAGGTAATTCCTAGCTCCTTGGCTACCTCAACTACCGGCTTGCCTTGGCTGTAAAGCTGAGCTGCCGCTTGCGGCGTTGCTTCTGTCATTTCAGTACCTTTCGTCGGTGTTTCTTTTAATTCGGCTGGAGGTTCTGCCTCTAGCCAGGCTCGGGACTTCCTATGAAGCTCCTCGGCCTCCTTGAGTAACCGCAGCTGCGAGCTACCCAAAACTATTTTTCTTCCAGCTTGAGAGTCTCAAGGACAGCACGACCAGTAACGGAATCCCGGATAAGGAATCCATCATCAGCGTGACAGCTCATGCAGAGATATTCGTTGCGTCGATGCGACGGGTCACGGAAAACCTTTTCTTGTTTGCCACACCTATCGCAGTAGGGTTTTAATGGATGCGAATGTGCGTATTGGCGTGAGTGTTCGGCGCACAGCAATCGTTCGCCGCACTCATAAACAAGTACTTGAGATTCTTGGCAGCGTTCACATGTTCCGTAAACGTATACCTGATCTTTCTGAATCGTACCTCGCGTCATTGCATCCTCCTGTTTGGTAGAACTTTATCCTGTCTACCTAATCTTGTAAACCGCTATCCAAAACTCTTTGTCGCCTTGGGCCAAATTGGCTGGAAGGCAGCCCAATGTTGATGGACACCTGACAGTCGATGTAATCAACGTGACGGGCGGACATCTTAAGGTTGCCTCTAGCCTTCGAGCCTAGCGGCACGTACTGAATCTCCTGTGGATTGTAGATGTAGTGCCCACAGGAGATACAGATCTCAAAGGTGTTGTCGTCTCTACGACGAGGAACCCTCTGGTCCTTTGCTATAAACTTCAAGTTAGATGTCTAGCTTTCGGCTACCTGGCTTATAGGCAACACCTAATAGTGGCTGAACCTTTACTTCATCCTTCTTGAACTTGTAGATCTTGTAAGCTATAAGTACTACTGCAACAGTGGCAAGTACCCACAGGCGAAGATATAGTTCGATTGTGTTGGGAATATAGAGACCTAGCTCCCAGTTTTCAATTACTAGTTCCATAGTTATTTTCCTTTTCTCTTTGAGTTAAATTCGTCATCGGCAACGTTGAAGCAGTGAAGTGCGAATACTAGAAGTGGAATACATCCACCAAGTACGAGAACTATTGCCGCAACAAGTGAGAGTAAGCTGGGAAAGATGAAAAACGTGTGAGCTGCGTATGGGAACCAGGCAACTGCTGCTACGATTAGTGCTGCGCCATAGCGGCGGTAACGGTATCCACGAAACTTGTTTATTTTCATTTGGGAAGTCCTTTCGTCATTTACCCAGGTTCCTGGGCTTGGGATAATTATATCAGGTAGGTGCGACTAGTCGCTTGTTACTCCGAATGCTGTTAGGTACGAAGATCTTTCTTGTTGTTCGCGCAATGCTTCCATGTCGCGGGAGATTTGGTTGTAGGCATTCGCACAGTTGTAGCACCAGGTTTCAGTCTGGATTCCACCAAGCATGAATGCGTCTGTCCCTGAGTACACTAGCTCTGTGCTCTCGCACTTATATGTTTTGCATGTCTTCATTTTTGTACCTTTCGTAGTACGTCGTTGTTGGAATAATTATATCAGGTAGGTTCTCCACGGCGCTTGAATTCGGGGCGGCGCCTTGAGATTTCACACTGGTCTGGTTTTATCCCCTGGGACTTCAGCCAGCTCTTGGCGGCATCCTCATCGGTGAACTGTCCCGCCCAGACTCCGCTAGGCAGGAACACGTTCACCATTTCGTAAAGAGTACTCACCAACGAACCTCTGGGTCGTTTTTGTTTACTCGGTGATCAAACTCAAGCACTGCAAGGAACAGTGCAATAGCAGCAGCAAC